TTTGCGTTTGGAGATGCTTGAGAATCCCAAGCTACTGCATTTGATGTAGATGTTAAACTAGCTTCAGGATAATATGCTAAATCATTAAATACGATTTTTCCTGTGCCATTAGGTGTAAATGTAATATTGCCATTTGATGTTGATACAAAAGCATTTCCATTAACATCTAAATTTCCACCTAATTGTGGAGTTGTATCTTCCACAACATTCCCAATAGTTCCATTAATTGTTGTTGCTGTTACTGTGCCTGTAATATTTATATTGCCTGTGCCTGTAATATCAGAACTGTTTAAATCTAAATCTCCACCTAGTTGTGGACTAGTATCATTTACTAAATCTGCTACAACAGAACTATCTAACCAATTAACTGTGTTAGCTGTGTAATCTATTGTTGCTAAAGATATGTCATCAGCACCATCATAAAATTTTAGAGTTGGTGTAGTTGCAGATGTTGTGTCTAACCAAATCGTACCAGCAACAGCACCACTAGGTCTTGATGTTCCTGAATTAGAAGTATTAATAGCAGATAAAACATTGTTTAGATCAGTTCTAAAGCTAGGGAAAGATTGGTTTGCTATATTATAGTCGTGTTGTGCCATAAGTTCTTATACTCCTTTTAATATCCTTTTGCAATATAATCAAAAGTTCTTGAAACTGCTGTATCTGAACTGTTGAAAAATGAAACATCAAATCCATTAATTGTTTTATTTGCTACTGTGAAATAATCTCCAGTAGCCATATTTTCGCCAGTTATTCCAACAGCATAATTAACAGATTTATATGGGTTTGTAAATGTTACTGTATAAGTTCCAGCACCAGAAGTAATATCGTTGCCACTAAATATTCTATCTTCCATATCTATTGTAACTGTAACTTGTGAAACTACTGGAGTTGATGCTAAATCTCTTGAAATTAAAACTACTCTAAATTTAAAATACCTAGCTGTATAGTTTCCTATTACAAAGTTTTGGAACGCAGTATAAGTAATATTATCATCTGAAGTTGCAATCTCAATATGAGCATTACAGTTTGCTGGTGTATCTCCATCAAAGTTAGAAGATGCAGAATCAAATAATCCACTTCTATTATCAAATAAATCATCAGGATTATCAGAAGTTTGAGTTAATGATGCTGTTATTCTTGCAGTATGTTTAGAACCAATATCAATTACATCTGCAAATAAATAATTACCACTTGCATAGAAGTCAGCATTAGCAACTCCTGAATCAAAAAATCTAGTAACCTCATCATCAAAATCTCCACTAGCTGAATCAAACAATTCTGAAGAATCTAATCTAATTGTATTATCTGCAATAACTGTATTTGTATTTGTTCCTAAAAAATCTGGGTGTTCTGATTGTGTTGCTATAGCATTAAAATTAATAATACTTGTAACATTAGAAATAATTGCAGTTGCATTAGAACTAAAGTTTCCTAATTTATCTACAGCTTTAATAAGATAAGTTCCAGCCCTAGCTGGTACAGTAATTGAAGTTGCTGGTCTTGATATTTTTTCTACTAATGATACTGAGTTTTGCCAATCAGCACTTCCATTTGTTGCTTCACTAAATCTTAAATTATAATAAGCTAAATCTAAATCAGGTATTTGCGACCATGAAAGATGAGCCTCTTGTCCAACAATATTACATGAAAAATCTTCTACATCACTAGGTGGTTCAATCGCACCTATAATAGTTCTTGATGCAGAAACATAAGTAGAAGAAACTCCGAGAGTATTTACAGCTTTTACCCGAACGTCATACACTTTTTGGTCGATTACATTTAATACTCTGTGATTTAATCCTGAACCTTGTGCGTAAATAATATAATTAGAATCTGTACTTAATTTGTATTCAACTTGGTAATAATCAATAAATGAATCTGTACTTGCACCAATAGTAATATCCAAAGCTACGATAACAGTACCATCATTATATTCAACTAAAGTATCATCTAAAGTAACACTAGCTGGTGGCTGAATATTAAATGGATTAGGTAAGTTTGTTGTTGGTATTGCACTAGCTTGAGTTTTAGTTGCCCATGTATAATGTGAATCTTGATGTTCTACTAAAGATAAACCTACTGTAAAATCTTCATTAAAAGTTATTCCTAAAACTCTAAATGGTTTAGCAGAAAAACCTAAAGAACTATGTGTAATATTAACTATATCGCCAATCGCTAAATCATAAGCATCAAAGCTAACAGTTATTCCTAAAGATAATGCTTGTCTTGATCTTCTTAAAATAACTTCTGCCATTTCTTCAGCTTGATATTGATTTGTAATTGTTGTGAAATCAAATCTACCCTCAAGTAAAAATCCACCATCACTAGCTTTCATTGTTGCGTGTTGATCTGCACTTGGTAATCCTGAATCATCTATTGGTGGAAATTGAACTTCATCAACTTGATAATTACGATCAGGATTAACAAAGCCAACTATAACTCTATTATATTTTTCGTTTTTATCTGGTGTTGTTAATGAATAACCACCTATAATATCATCTTCAGTTAATGTGATTGAAGCTGTTCCTGTTGTTTCTATAACTAAACTATATTTACCAGATGAATAAGGAAGATAACCTCTACAACCTTTTATTAATTCTCTAACATTGTCTATAATATTTCTTGAAGTATCTAATGCAGTATTTGTATCAAAAATATTAATATCACTTCCACCAGAATATGGTGTTACTTGAGTTTCGCAAACTAATGAAGCATCATAGAAAGATTGCAAATCTATTTCGTTTGTAGTTAATCCTTTTCCATATCTAGTATTGGTTAAATAATCTAATAAGCACCATGCTGGGTTAGTAGAATAAGATGCAGATTGTTCTACTAAACTTGCATTATAAGTTTTAACTTTTTTACCTTGTATTTTAGCTTGTACTTTAGGAACTCCAGTAAATGCGTCAGAGTTCCATTTAAAACGAATTGCTAAATAACATAGACCAGATAATTTATGGTTAGTTGTCCAATTAGTTAATGTTGATAATAATGTTGATGCTGATTGACCATCTGTTCCATAATGTGGTTCTAATCTAATTAAACTTTCAGCACTTGAACCCTCTACAGTTGGGTTAGCTTTATAAAAATTAGCATCTGAACTATCTACTTCTACTTCTGTTCCATCAGATAATGCTGAAGCCCATGTAACAACTTTATCATCTACTCTTATTTCTGTAATATCATTGATCTCTCCCTCTGCCATTACGATAGCCATATATAAGTAAGTGTTATCTGTTCCAGAAGTTTCCATGAAAACTCTAGTTCCCCCTGTAAGTCTTTCTCCATAAATTACAGGAATGTTTGCGTCATTAGATTGTTTATTAACTAATAATCCTCTTTCAAAATCATCAAAAGAATTAGTTCCAAAATCTTCTATTTCAGGAACTTTTGGTCTTAATATCCAAGATAAAAATAAGCTAATCCCTAATGCAACAAAAGGATTTATATTAAATACATTTGTAACAACACTTGTTACAGCACTTCTAATTGGTTTTGGTATAAATTTCTTCCAACCCATTATGCTCTACCCCATTTAATATCTTGAACTGTTTGACTTGCAAAATCCATACCTACATCTGTACTAAAGAATCTTTTTTGAGATGTATTATTTGTTTTACGACCATTCTTTTTTTCAAAATCTGCCCAATGTGATACAATCGATAAACCAACTGCACTATCTTTTTCAGTTTCAGATATATTAAAACTTTCTATATTTCCTTTATAAAGTAAAAAAGGGTCAGCAATTAAAGTATTAGAATCATTTAAAAAACCTCTATAAATATCTACTGTATCATTCGTAACATTCTCATTTAATACTGTAGAAATAAAAGTTTGATCTGCACCTGATAAAGTTAAATTAACTGTAGCTTTAGTTAAATCTGTTTGTTCGCTGTGATTAGATATACCTAATACAAAATCTGATGCTGAATAAGTTACTGATGAGCCTGATATTGATGATGTTAGCGAAAAGGAACAATCAGTAAGATTAACAGGAGTATTGAACCCAATAGTGATAAGATGTACTGGTCGAATATCATTCGTTGCTAATTCGTTCTTTACTGCTGTTGTCAGGCTTCTCGTCATATTCTTCGTAAGTTGTTTGAGTTACACTTTCTGTACCTTTTAACATAGTATATTCAAATTTGCTATTAGGTTTCTTATATTCTTTAAGATCGTTAGTTTGAATATTAATTTCATCTTCATTTACAATAATTTCAGCAATAAAATCGGCACTTACTCTATGAGTTATTTTGTATTTTTTCATCTATAGTGCTTCTTCAACATCAAATTCAAACTGATATAACAAAGTTCCATCTTGTCCAGCACCCACTACTCCAAACTCTTGAATATCATTAGTTAGATATACTGTAAATGGAACATCATCATATTGAATATCTGATGAAGAAACTGCTGTAGTTAATGGTGGCTCTATTGTAAGAGTTCCAGTTGAAATATCTGATTGATCTGCAACGACCATATAAACTTTATCGTGATTAGCAAATTTAATAAAATCTCCAGCTTTTAATGTGCCAGTTCCAGTTCCACCAAGTGTAATAGATGTATCTCCAGCACTAGCTGTACCAGTTGGTGTACCACTTGCTGTACCTCTAGCATCTTCGACTTCTGGTGGTACAATCGTAAAATTTTCTTTGCCTGATCTTTGCTTAATTATAAATGCCATTAGTTGGCCATAAACATCAGATCGTTTAGCTGTAATTATTCTAGCAGTAAATCCCCATCTTTGACCATCTATTTGTCTTGCAAGTTTTTTACCTGAAACAGATTTAGAGATAATAGTATTTTGAATTGACTTTATTCCTAAAGATTGAAATTGAGCAGTTGATATTGGAAATGCACCAGCCATTAGATTATACTTTTAGCACCTCTCTCATTTACAGCAGAATTAATTAATTGAGTTATAGTTCCTCTTGATCTGATTAATAGTTCTTCAAAGCCTGAAGCATCTACTGTGTTGATATTAAAATTAACTGTAGTTTGTCCACCACCAGTTCCTCTAGCTGATTGTGTGATTTGTCCTGATGAATTAGGTATAAATAATTCAGCACCTCTTTCTCCTACAATAACTGGTTGTCCTTTTGATACAGCACCACCTTTAGCCATAAAAGGTATTCCACCACCTGAACCACCAGAAAGCATATTTAAAAATATTTGTCTTTTAAGATTAGTATTTTGTTTTCTAATTAAATTATCTTTTTCAGCTTCTTCTTTATTAATATCTTTTAATAATAATTTTTCTATTCCAAGTAATGCTATTCTTTCAATAGATTTAGAAATAATATTAATTAATATTTGTTGTGCTAATTGTTTAAATGTAGCACTTAATTCTTTACCAAGAACTATAGATTCAGCAATAGATTTAGAAACACTTTGCACTCCTGATCTTATTTGATTAACTATTTCTTTTTCTATTTTAAAACTTTCATTAAGATTTTTTAATTCATCTGCTATTTTTTCAAATAATGTTTTTTGTTTTACTAAATCAAGATTAACTTCTTTAATTACTTTTTTTCCTTTATCTATTTCTACTACAAAAGGAACTTCAAAACCTAATAATCTTTGTATTTCTTCTATTTGTCTTCTAATAAATCCTGTTGCATTACCAACTGCTCTTACAGCACCAGCAAAAGCCCTAACAGCAAATGTTAAAACTTTACTTATTACACTTCCTATAGCTTCAAAATCTGCTGAATTTTCCTCTATAAATTCATTTAACGATTTAAATTCTTTTTTAAGTTCATCAAAAAAACCAGCACCAGCCACACCTCTTTTAAAATTAAATAATTTATCTCCAAGCATTGATAATGTTCCAGTAAATGTATTTGCTAATTCATCTGTTGCTTTACCAAATCTTCCACTCTTACCAAAAACTTTTTCAAATGCTTTTATTGTTTCTTCAGCAGAAATGGTTGCACCAGCAGAAAAACCAAGCATATCTCTAACACCTCTTTCTCTAAAAATGTCAGCAGAAGCTATACCAGCAGAGAATGATCTTTGTATTTGTTCTGCTGTAGTTCTAAAATCTAATCCAGTAACAGATGCAACATTACCAGTTATTTCTAAAATTTTTGAAAGTCTATCTGCGTCTCCAGCAACTACTGCTAAATTTCCTGATGCTTCTTGTATTTGTTCTAATGAAAAAGGAACTTTAGATGCAAAATCAGCCATCACATCAAATGCTTTTGCACCTTCTTGAGTACTACCAAATAATTGTTTTAATCTTACTTGTAAATCTTCAACACTTTTTCCAGTAGTTATAAAAGATTTTACTACAAGTCCAGCACCTAAACCAACAAAAGCACCTCTTAAACTAAATACAGCATTTTTTAATGAAGCTAATCCACCTCTAATACCATTAAAGGCTTGTTTTGTTTTGTCTTGTGCTGTTATATTTATTTTTAAATTTTGAGCCATTATATTTTATATTTTTTTGCTTCTGCTAATTGCTTTTCAGTTTTATACTGATCTTGTTCTTTTTTCAAGTATGCTAACCAAAGATTATAATGTTCTATTGGCATATCAAGAACTTCTTGAATTGTGATTTTTAGTCTATCTGCTAAAACTAAAAGCGACCTGACATCAGGGTCGCTATCTACTTTTTTTCGGCTTCTTCGAAATTATCGCCTCTTGTAATTTGAGTAGCAATACGATCTATAATTTTGCCATCTGATTTTTTACGAAGTATAAATTTATCTTCTGGTTTAAATGCTTTTACAAATTCTCCTTTATCATCTTTTATTAGGAGTTTCATAATAATCAAATCAACAAGTGCATTTAAATCTTCAAAATTATTAGATTTTTTAATTATATAATTTCTTTCTTCAAGTGTTAGAGGTTCAGAATAAAAAATACTAGGATTACCATGCTCATCTTTCCACTCCTCAACTTCTATAGTTGTAGTTTTAAGAGTTTCAAAATGAGATTTAACTCGATCAATAACTGACATAAGTTAGATTATACAGTTCCGATAGTTAGAGTTCCAGTTCCTTGAAATGTTACACTTCTAGAAACAATTGCGTCCATTGAGTTGTTAATACTCATACCAGTTACAATACCAGTTCCTGAATAACTTGCATCTCCAGCAGTATTACCTTCTGGTAATAATACGAAAGATATTGAAGCACCAGCTAATAAAGTTTCTTGTTGAGTATCAGTTTCGTCAAAGTGCATTTCGATTGTTCCTGAGAATGAAGTTCTTCCAGCTACAAATGATTTAGTTCCATCTGATAAAGCTGTATCCTCTACAACATCTCCAGTAGTTTCTAGTGTGAACGAAGTAACTTCGCCCATTGCTGTTCCACCAACTGTTACAACTCCTTCTTTTCCGTGATGTGTTGCCATGTCTTTTTATCCTTGTTTGATTTTTTGTTAGTTTCTTGTTCTTGCTTATAGCCTAGTCTTAAATAATGTTCAAGATTAGTTTCATTAATAATTATTTCTGAACTACCTTTATATAATTTAATATCCTTAGCCATAATGTCTTTTACAATTTATCGTCTTCTTCGTCAATATCTTCTTCTTCGTCTTCCTCAAAGTCTTCCTCTAAATCATCAGCATCTTCTTCTTCCCAAGACCCATCTTCATCTTCTAAAGAATTTTCTCTGATTTCTTCGATTAAATCTTTTACTTCTTCACAAAGCATAGACTCTTTATCGTGCATCTTTTCTATTTGATCTATTTTTTTAGTTATTTTATCTAATGTTTTTTCTATCTTCATAGCTTACTCCTTATGGTGTTCCTGATTGATATTGGTACATACATCTGATTGTCATTCTAATACCACCAACTGGAAATAAGCTACCCTCGTCAGTTTCTACAGAAACAACTTGTGTATCAAGTGCATTACCATTTCGTGTAATATCAGATTCTATTTCAGTTTCAATAGCTGTTATAAGTTCATTTCTTTTAGTATCTATATTAGCTTCTGCACCTTTTACAAATCCAAGTATTACAAAATCAATCGTACCATGCCTTGTTCTTGCATTAGAACCTAATTCAGAATCATCTCTAACTTCTTCTGAAGTTTGAATTATTACTGCTGGATATTGCTGTTCAGATAATTCATCTAAAATAAAAGGTTGTCTAGTAGCTTTCTTAATTGCTGGGCTAGATATACCAGAAATAGTTGTTAATAAATTAGATGCTATATTTTCTCTTACACTCATATTCTAAACTTTCTTAATTCTTTTTCTACAAATCTGTTAAATGATTTCTGTATAATACTTTCTGTTCTATCATTAAAGCCAAAAAATTCTCTTTTAGGATTATTCAATACTTGGTTAAATAATGCTCTTTGTCTCATTTGTGAATTACTAAATGCTAATGAAACTTTATTTTTACCAGATTTCTTAACAGTTGATGATGGAGTTAAACTTCCTAACATTCGACCAGTATAAAATAAATCTATATTAGTTGATTTACCCTCTCTATTAAGTTTTTTTAAATAACCTTGTGAGTATGGTGCAAAAGGTCTATCTCTAAAATCAATACCTTTTTGTGTTTTAGTTCTGATAATATCTAATAATTGAAATCCAGCCTGTTTTAATCCTTTATCAATTATTCTAGGAAGTACAGATTGGAATTTTTTAAATTTTTGACTTATCTCTTTTGAATTAGATTTTATTTGAACATCTATAGCCATTATCTGACCAATCTTCTAAATCCATGTAAAGGTTCTCTCTCATTAACAGATATAGTTTGGTTAGCATCTGTATCGTATTCAACACCATCTTCTAATATCATTCTCCATTCGATATTGTATTGGCTCATGTAATATTCTGCCATTCTTTCAAATCTATCTTTTTCTGTTTCTGGTCTAAATTTAGTTAAAGCTGGTAATAAAAATCTTCCAAGAAATAGATAAACACCAGCACGTTCAAATTGATCTAAATTAACTTTAGTATTAACCATCTCTGCTGTATTTAAAACTGTAATATCAGTAAATACATTCTGCTTATAAACTGGCCACCACTCAATTCTTAATTGTCTAAAAATATCGTTTGTAGTTTGTGCAAAGAAATTAACTGCTTCTGCGTCAGTTGATGCAATACCAAATCCAAATGCGTCAGGTTGATATTTAGTTACATCACTTGCAGTTATTACATCAGCACCAGTATAATTAGCCATAACTTACTTCCAAATTAAATAAACTATCAAACAAGCTAAAGGAATCGAATACATAGGGTTATTTTTAGCTTTTACCCAAATCCATTTAGCTTTCTTTTTAGTCTTTTGCCAAATCCACTTGTTCATCTTTTTTCTTCCTTGTTCGTTTTGTTTTAGGTTTTAATTCTACAACCTTTTCTTCTTTAACTTCTTTTACAACATCTTGAATAGGTTTAAAACCTCTAAAATCATAAACTGCTTTATTAGTTTTATAATCTTTTACTGATCTCTCAATAATCTTGTTTCCACGTTGTAATTTAATTGTTTCTTTGTTCTCTATAATTTTTATCATGTAATCTCCTTATTTAGTTGCGAGGGCTATTTCTAGCCCTCACAAAGTATTCAATTATTATTGAATTGATGAATCGTAGTGTAATTCTACACCATAAGTGTCATGGATTTC